CGTGCTGCAACAGGGGCAGGACGACGATCGTCTGTTCGGGATCATCTACTCGATCGACGACGACGACGACCCGTGGGACGAAGCAACCTGGATCAAGGCCAATCCTGGCTGGGGCCATTCGGTTCAACCCGACGCAATCCGCGCGATCATGCGACAGGCGCGCAACAACCCCGCGCAAGAGGCGTCGGCCAGGACCCGCCACCTTAACTTGTGGGTCGGTGCAGACGAAGCGCTGTTCTCAACCCGCGACTGGAATGCCTGCGGCGATCCCGCCTTGCGTCTCGACGCGTTCGAGGGCCGCCCTTGTCATATCGGCCTCGATCTCGCGTCGCGCGCCGATCTCGCCGCCGTCGTGCTGGTGTTTCCGCAGACCGTCACGGTCGACGATAAGCAGTCGTTGACGTTCACAGTGTTTGCCCGCTGCTACCTTAACGAAGCGGCGGTGATGGAGGCGCGCAACCCGTCATATCCGGGGTGGGCTGCCAACGGCGAACTAATCGTCACGCCCGGCAACGAAACAGACTTTTCATGGATCGAGTCTGACATCCTCGATCTGTGCAAACGCTTCCGCGTCGGCTCGCTCGCGTTCGACCCGTGGAACTCGATCCACCTTGCACAGCGCCTGCAAAGTCAGGGCGTTCCCTGCGTCGAGTTCCGCAGCAACACACAGAACTTTTCGCCGCCGACGCGCGAGTTGGAAGCAGCGATACGCGGCGGGCGCATTCAGCACGACATGAACGGCCCGTTGTCCTGGTGCATCGGCAATGTCGTGGGACACACCGATGCGCGCGACAACGTGTATCCGAAGAAGGAGCGACCGGAAAACAAGATCGACGCAGCTGTTGCGCTGATCATGGCGATTGCCCGCGCCCTCGACCAGACCGACGCAACGTCGGTTTATGAACGCCGCGGCCTGACGGTGCTAGGATGACGTTCCGCGAACGCCTGGGCCTCTGGCTGCTGGGATCGTCACCACAGTCCGCACCCGAGACGAAAGACGCGGGCGCCGCGACCTCGACCCTCGGGGGCCTGGGGTGGCCGCAACCGATGCTTTACGCTGCCCTCGGCGGCTACGCGTCGAACACCGGGGTCCCGGTTACACCGTTCACGGCGTTGCAGGCGGCTGCGGTGTATTCGTGCATCCGCGCGATCAGCCAAGACATTGCCATGTTGCAGCCGTTCCTCCGCCGACGCCTGGGCGGTGGCGGCTACAGACGCGAGCCGCGACACCCGCTCAACAAGCTATTCCGCCGCCCGAACAAGTGGCAGACATGGTTCGAGTTCATCGGCTACGCCGTGACCTCGATCTGCCTGCGCGGCAACGCCTTCATAGTGGTGGAACGCGACAAAGACGCCAACCCGATCGAGCTTGTGCCCGTCGCACCTGACCGCGTGACGATGATGCTAAGCGACGACGGGGAACTCTGGTATCGCATTAACTCGCGTCGCCTTGGCTACGGCATCGTCGTGCCGCCGGACGACATGATCCACATTAAGAACATATCGATGGACGGCTACGTCGGCGTATCGCCGATCGCCATCGCGCAAGACGTGATCGGTCTGGCGCTCGCGACGCAACAGCACGGCGGCGTGCTGTTCCGCCAGGGCGGGCAGATCGGCGGTGTGATCGAGCATCCCGGCGTGCTGTCGAAAGAGGCTTCCGACCGGATCGCGAACAGCTGGCGCGACACGCATGCCGGCGTGCAGAACTCACACAAGGCGGCGGTGCTTGAGGAAGGCATGAAGTTTAACAAGATCGCGATCACCAATGAGGAAGCGCAATTCCTGGAAACCCGCCGGTTCCAGGTGATCGACATTTGCCGCCTGTATGGCGTGCCGCCGCACCGCCTCGGCGAACTCGACAAAGCGACGTTGAACAACATTGAACAGCAAAACCAACAATACGTCGACAGCGCATTGAAGCCCACCGCGCGGTCGATCGAGCAGCTGTTCGACCATCATCTGTTGTTCGACGACGAACGCCTGACTCTGGAATGCAAACTAGACTTTGACGACATGACGCGCGGCGACATGAAAACGCGGTATGAGGCATATCAGATCGGCACGCTTAACGGGTGGCTGAACCGCAACGAAGTGCGGGCGAAAGAAAACCTCGACCCGATCCCTGATCCAAGCGGCGACGAATACCGCGTGCCACTTAATACCGCCGTCCCTTCCGACAACCTCGCACAGACCACAACGGCGCCGACCGAGAACGCGAACGCGCCGACAGCTGCCGCGACGAAGCCCGAACCGGGGGAGGTCGACAATGCTGGTCGTTAGCGCAACGCAATTCAAAACGCTGAACCGGGGCCGCAATGTCACCCGCGCCAGTCTCGCCCTGCGAAAGCAGCTGATCGCGCCCCCGATCGCGATCGACGGCGACAAGCGGGCGCTGCGCTTCACGATCTCGACCGACGCGATCGACCGCGAACTGGATCGGGTCGCCATCGCCGGCTGGGACCTGAAACAATACCGCCGCAACCCCGTGGTGTTGTGGGCGCACGACTCGTCGCGCCTGCCGATCGGCCGCGCGTTCGACCTGGGCATTGAAGACGGCGCGTTGAAAGCGTCGGTCGAGTTCATCCCGGAAGCGCTGCCGGAAGGTGGCGCCTTCGCCGACACTGTGTATCGGCTCGCAAAGGCCGGGTTCATCGCCGCGACCTCGGTCGGGTTCCGCCCGACGAAGTGGGATTACACGACCGACAAAGACCGTGGCGCCGAAGACTGGTTTCCCGGCATCGACTTTCAAGAACAAGAACTGGTCGAGTGGTCGATCGTCACCGTTCCCGCCAACCCGGAGGCGCTGATTGACGCGCCTGGGCCGGGCGAGGGCACCGCCATTGCTTCCGACGCCACGCCAACGACTGGCGAGGAAGTGACCGCCTTCAACGAAGAACAAGCAAGAGCACGAGCACGCCGACGCCGCGTGTTCCAACTCGCGATGGCGACGGGGGGCTGACGTTGCCCGTTCTGTCGTCGAACAGCTGCAACCGGAATTAACGCGCGACGACGCGACACCGCGCCGCGCATTGCAAGAGGAACCTGGGAATGTCTGGACTCAGCGAAAAACACCGCGAGTTGAAGCGCCAGCGCGCCGCGATCGTGGCGAAAATGGGCGACATCGTGAAGGCGGAGGACGACGACAAGCCGTTGACCTCCGAACAGTCGACGACGTTCGACGAACTCGCCGCAGCGCTCGCCGCGATCGATCAGCGGTTGCAGCGTGTCGCCGCCGCCATGCAGGCCGCTGCCGAAGGCGCCAGCGATCTGAACGACAACGGCGAGGGCGAGGGCAACGGCGAGGGCGACGACAAGGGCGCGGGCGGTGGCTTCCGCGTGCGCGGCGCGACTGTGCCAGGACAAGCGAAGCGTGACCCCTTCGCGGGCATCAAAGACAAGCGGGGCATCCGCGCGACGCGGTATTGCCTCGGCCTCATGCATGCGTCATTCCACAAGGTGCCGCTGCAAAAGGCGGCGGAGTTCATCGCCAACCGCTTCGGCGACGACATCGTGGCGCGCGCCCTTAACGCCGGCATCACGGGCGAAGGTGGCGCGCTGATCCCGCAAGACTTCATGGCGGACCTGATCGAGTTGTTGCGCGCCATGACTGCGGTTCGCGGCGCCGGCCCGATGGAAGTCGGCATGCCAATGGGCAACCTGACCATTCCACGCCTCGCGGGCGGCGCGACCACCGCCTACCAAGGCGAACTCGACGACATTGGCGTGTCGCAAGAGCGGTTCGACGATGTGAACTTCGTCGCGAAGAAATTGACCGGACTGGTGCCCGTGTCGAACGACCTGATCCGACGCGCCCCGATCGGCGTCGAGGAAGTCGTTCGGGACGACTTGGTGCAGTCGATCGCACGCCGCGAGGACCTTGCCTTTCTGCGCGGCGACGGCACCGACAAGGGTCCAGTCGGCATGCGCAATCTGTGCCTTGCCGCCAACAAGATCACGGTGACTGCCATGCCCGCGACGCCCGCGCCTGGGGATCAGCTGACCGCGATCCTGGCGGGGGCGTCTGCGGCCATCCTGGCGCTGCAAAACGGCATGTCCAGGATGATCCGCCCGACCTGGATCATGGCGCCGACGATCGCGCGGTTCATCGCCACCGCGCGCGATCAGGTGGGTGGGTTCTACTTCAAAGACGAAATGGCGCGGGGCACGTTTGAAGGCTACCCCGTGCGCCTGACACAGCAAATTCCAACAAACCTTGTGATGACCACCTACACGAAGGCGAGCGAAGTCTACTTCGTTGATATGGCCGACTTCGTGATCGCCGACACTTACAACGTGATCGTCGATGCATCCGACGTTGCCGCCTACAATGACGGGACCGGCATGGTGTCGTCATTCCAGCGCGACCAGTCGCTGTTCCGCGTGATCGCCGAACACGACTGCAACATGCGCCACCTGCAATCGCTCGTGGTGCTGTTGACGCAAGATTGGGCATTCAGCGGCGTTCCTGGCGCGCCTGGGGCGCCTTACTCAACGCAACCGCTCAATCCCACATGGTCGCAGGCCGCAGCGATCAGGCCCGCCCTGGCGACCGGCGCGAACGCACCGCCGACACTGACCGATCCACACTGACCGGAGGAACTGACATTGCCAGTCGAACCAAGCATCGAGCGTGATACGGTTGTGACGTTTACCAAGCAATTCGCCAGCTACTTCGCTGGCGAGTCTGCCGCGTTCACGGTGGAGGAAGCGCAACACCTGATCGACGAAGGGGTGGCGGAGGCGGGGACCGCAGAGGACAACCCGCCGGTCAACGTCGACGTGCCCTATGTGTCGCAGGTGGGCGACACTCTGACATGCACGATGGGCAACTGGATCGGAGTCCCGACAGCCTACGCCTACGCGTGGCAAATGGACGGCGTGGCGGTTGGCACCGACGCCAACGCCTACACGGTGACAGCCGGCGACATCGGCAAGACGGCAACCTGCACCGTGACCGCGACGAACGCGATAGGATCGACGGATGCGCCTCCGGCGAGCGTCGTCGTCGTCGATCCGGCCGGACCATGAGCGACATCATGCCGGGCACCTTGGTCCAGATGCGCACCTTGCGGCGGTTCAGCCATTACAACGCGGGCGAAGTGATCGCGGTCTCGCTCGAAGCCGGGCGGGAACTCGAAGCGAAGCGGCTGGCGCTGCCGCTCGCGATCATGGTGCCGTCGCGACCGGGTGACACGCCGGCAGACGTGGGGCCGACGCGTCAACCCGGCAGCGTGGTGCGCAAGTAGGTGTATGCGTCGTTGCGCGTGATCACGCCGCCCGCGACCGAACCGATCACGATCGACCTTGCGCGCAAACACTGCCGGATCGACGCGGACTATGATGACGACTTGCTGGCGACCTATCTGACCAGCGCGCGGCTGTGGTGCGAGTCCTACCTCAACCGCGCGCTGTTCACGCAAAAGCTGCAATACGCGATCACCTGGGCGCCGCCGCCGACAGCAACGCCCCTGGTGCCGCAGTCGCTGATCGTGTTTCCACTGAACTGGCCACCGCTGGTCAAGCGCCCGATCGAGCTACCGCGCGCGCCGACGCAATCGGTCGAGCAAATCACCTGGGGGCCGCTCGGCGACATGACGACCGCCGACCCTGCCGACTACGATCTGAACCTTGCGGTGGAACCGGCTTACGTCGCGGTGAAGCCGCAGCTGCTTCCGCGCATCCCGCAACAGTCGATGATCATCGACTACACGTCGGGATACCACGACAGCGACGCCGAGGCGGTGCCTATGCCGATCCGTCACGCCATCCTGTTGCTGACCGCGTTCCTTTACGAACAGCGCGGCGACGTGGCCGGGGATATGCCCGCCTTCGCGCGCAACCTGATGGGTCCACACCGGCTATGGACGTTCAGCGGATGACGCATGCCCGATAACCCCTCGGGGGCTCTGACGGGCTCTACAGGCGTCGGCGCGCTGCGTTGGCTGGTGACGTTGTATCGCCGCGATCAGGCGCCCGCCGACGACATGGCGTTGACGGAAAATCTGGTGCCGCTCGCGACCGTGCACGCCTCGATCGAGCCGACCTATGCGAGCACGTTCTGGGCCTCGACGCAGGTCGATCAGCCGGTGACGCACCTGATCACCATCCGCTGGCGCGACTATCCCGCGACGGTCGACGTGATCGCGCGCAGCACGATCCGGCCGGACGACGGGTCGCAGCGGACCGAACTGTTCCGCGTGCGTCGAACGAAGGAACTGGCGGGCCGGAAGCGGTTCCTGCAAATGGAGTGCGAACTTGAACGCAGCCGCACGACACCCGACGACAGCGACGCGACGCGCAACGCGCTGTTGACGGAACCGTATGACGGGGCCAGCGCCGCGCCGTGAGCGATCTCAAATTGACCGTGACCAGCTGGGGGACGGTCGCCCTCGACAAGCGGGAATTGCGCAAGGTGATGCGCGCCGCCGGCAACGACGTGAAAAGCAAGACGGCGCGCCTGATCAACGCCAGCCAGGGCGGTGGCCGAACCTACTTCGGGCCGGCAGGACGCTATCGCGCGTCGTCGCCTGGATCGCCGCCCGTGCGCGTGTCCGGGGATCTGCGCTCCTCGCTGAAAACCTACGTGTTCAAGTCGGCGGAAGGCTTCGCCGTCCGCGCGCGTGAGTTTTATGCGCTGTTCCTGGAAGTCGGCGCGCGTGGTGGCAAGCCTGGATCGCGTCGTCGTCGTTCGGACCATCGCGGACTGTCGGAGTCCGTCCGCAGCGCCCGCGCCCGCGCCCGGGGTGAAAACCGCGTGTTGGAACCGCGTCCCTTCCTCGATCTCGTGATGGCGCGCGAAGCCAACGAACTGGACCGGCGGGTGCGTGCTGCATTGGAA